AATGGTTTGGCTAAATTTTACTTTCGCCAATTCGTTTGATTATTAGTATTCGCATACCTAGTAATCAAATATGGTACCGTATTAATCGCATTATCTCTAAGCATATTATTTCTAAAATACAAATACATAACACCGGCGCTTAGCATGAACGGTGCCCCATTATTCGTCACCCAATCTCCCGAACCCCATCCAACATCCGGCTCTATATGATATTGCCCATCCAGCTTAAACCACCCAAATTCATTACTATCTAAATATGATTTATTGTCTATTCCCCTCCAATCTTTAAAATTAAAAGAAGAAGAAGGTGTGGATACAGCAACAATATAATCCGCCATTCCCCCATATTCATCAAAAGTATTACCAGGATGTCCGAGTGGAGAATATATGATAGCCCGACAAGTACAATCCTGCCATTGATTATAATTTAAATCTTTTCCATATGTTGGCTTTTCTTTCGATAATGAGAATTGGCTGTTATGTAAATACATACAATCATCTTGATGCATTAAGTTGATAAACACATTATTCGCAAGTGTTGATGCATCAGTCCAAACGAATGAACCGTATGATCCTCCCAATACCCGCATCGCTAGCCCTGGCTGGTAACAACCAGATGCCATATTAGAGTCAGTGATATTTATAGGCTGGGGCAAAATTGTGCTTGAAAGCCATGCGCCTTCTTTATATTCTTCAGAATTTGGTGATATTTTCTTAAAAATCTTATCGGCGCCGTCTATAACAGTATCCGCCACTGCACCAATAAACGAAGACAACGGAACATCAGAAAGTGATATGGGCTCGCATTGATTGGATGGCGCATTCATTGAAATTGAATTATCATAACGTTCAAATGGCCAGTACAAATTATTATTTCCAATACGAATAGGTAAATCAGTTTTTAAAATCTTATATAACCACGCATAACTCTGTTCATCTGTATATATATAATCTCGAATACCATCCCTAAACGATGGACGTGAAATTATATAATCAGCATCACTAAATTTTTCTGCTGCCTTAGCACCATTTTCTACCAATAATGTATCATTAATATATATCGGCGCAAACGAACTTATAGAAGAAACTGTTGAATTCCAATATGCAGAATATACTGCAGCTTGCATGTTTTTATCTAAATAAAAAAAAGTTTGATCTAAATTATCTAAACCTTTTCCGTTCCATAATAAATCCTCACCACTCAATCCATAACCAGGAAAAGGAAATGCAAATATGGTTTTTCCGTTATCAAGACGGGCAGACATAGTAACATTAAACGTATTCTTATCCACTAAACGTAGCCACGCACCCGACAATGAATTATCTCGCGTAACATACATTATATCAGATGAAGTAATACTCAATCCTGCAGTTGCATTACTATCTATTAAATTTGATGATGACAATGATACAGGATCTATTATAACAGATGTATCATTTTCGAATATATTTTCGCCCGATAACCAATAAAACCAATTATTACCCGGCACAAAATCAAAAGATATTTCATCAATCCATGGCATCCAATATCCACCCGATATTATATATAAAGTATCACCGATATATTTTTGTGTGAGTTTAATTCGATTATAATCATTTAATACATCGCTATCATATAACTCAACTGCAGATAAAGGAATACCATTCTTATATTGATTAATTACATTATCTACTGTCCATAATAATGGATTATCTGCACATAATTGTGTAACACCAGTTGCATATAACCACTCATAATCAATTGGTGCTATATTAAGACTATCCAAATATGTAGTAGCACTTTCATTAAACGTAAAATATGCAGACGCTGGAAGTGTAGGATCTCTATCAAAATAAGATGTATCATCATACAATTCTTCGACTAAAATTTGAAAATCTGCCCTCACAGAAGAAAGATCAGGAATGGCATTTAATACAGAAATGTCGGTTATATTAGTAACATATTCATTACCCGGAAATTGTCTTTTAGTAAATGCTTTGAGTAAATATTCATAAAATACGCGCTCAAGTGCTGAATATGTTCCTGTCATATTATATTTCAATTTAGCATGGCGAATAGCTTCGCGTTTATTAATAAGATAAATTGCAATTTCTTTTAACTTCGTTGCATAAAATGGAATCACTTGTTCCAATTCCCCAGGATCATCAAAATTAATATCCGAACACCATAATGCATCCGCTTCTGATTTAAATGCAAGAGTCAATTGCTTTAAGAGATTAATATAATCTTCTTTAACTGTTGTTGCTGTTGGTATCTCATCTCTCTTATTAATATACCACCGTTTAACATAATTCTCATATTGAATAGTTTCTTTGTCTGGCAAAACACCAACATTTCTCACTATCCAATCTTTAAAAGAATATGGTGAATTGGAATCATTTACAACAGCATCAAACGCTACTATATTTTGTGCTTGTGTATATTTACTAAGTTTTGCCATAAAATTATATTATTCCTCTATAAGGCCCAATCCCTTATGCAATGCATAATTAATCATTCGCTCCAATGTCTGCCCATCACCATACCAACTATCAACAGAAGATATTGTTTCATTTAATGTAGTATATGGATCATCCCAATTAATTATACCTGCTATCTGCTCAGCGCAAGATGGAGATGATATATAATCATAAAAACAAAAAGGTGTGACAGCTCGTAAAAAATCATTAGCATTTGCAGAAAGCCCGTAATCAAACACAGCTGGTAATATTACATGATAATAACTTGATAATGGATATGAAGTTAAACACACATTTGTTAGTGGTGCATTAATACACACATCATTAATTATATTTGTTGAAAATGATGCATTGCAACTCACCGGTGGAATTATTAATTGATATTGAGTATTATTGGCTCTCTCTTCAATTATAAATGGGGTGAATGCTGATGCTATATATGTAAGGGGGTTAAAAAGTTCTCCTCGATTACCAGGGTGATAGTGATGGCATGACTTACAAAGATAATTTGCATATACCAATTGTTTCCCTGAGAGAAATGTTATTTGTTCATTTGTAATATTCCTATTACATCCACATCTCGCGCCCCAGAGAAGTTGTTGATTAATAGATGCAATGTCCATTATGCGACGCATATCTAATGGGTATGTAACACCATATATATCTATAGGTACATCCATAAATTGTGCGTGATCATATAATTGATTTACATTACATGTGTTTATATCTGCGTGATTGGCTACAAAGTTTGCGATCTTTTCATACGCTTCTCGTCCAAAAGCAGCTCCTTGTTCCGAAGATTTATCCCCCCACACTGCCTTCATATACCCATTCCAAAATATATCATTATCTGCAATGTGTGGTGATCTTGCATATTTTTTCAATTCATTAGATGCATCCCAACTCTCATTAAATCTACGAATATCATAACCAGTAAAATCAAATATGCCAAATTCATTACTAATACCACTAAGAGACGATACAGTTGCGCATATAGTAATATTATTTGCTGTCGCACTCGAAAGGACAGAACCTCTTAGATAACCTCCCACACCAAAATTTTGGTGATCTTTTGCAGATAAAAATGCGCTTGTGTTGTCTGGGTTCCATATTAATTCTGCGCTAGATACCCCATCGATTGTTTTTATTATAGATCCCAATTCAACACCATCCATATTTGTCTGAGGAAAATTCTTCATCACCGCGGTACATGAACTTGTTTCAGATACACCAATAACGGATACCACATAAGGTATCCATGTGTTATTCCAATAAAAGTCAAACAGAGGATTTATACCATCTCGAGTAATTTCCAAATATGACGGTGATAATGAAAATACTGAATGTGTGGTCATTGTAGCGACCATTGAATTTGAAAAACCAGTAACACTAGGTGAATTTGATGCAGCATCTATCTGAACAGGATATTGAGAAAAATCTGCAACTGCCCATACAGAAACATAATGATCCAACGATGTTGGCATATCATCAATATAAAAAAATTCAGATGATGCTAAATAACCTGTTGTGCCGTTAAATAAAGCACTTACATTATTAGTCAGTTCTATATATTCTATAACATTACCACTCAAATCCGTAAATCTCCACTGCGGATTCAAATGTGACCATTTATTTTGTGGTGTTTGCCATGGGATAGAATTCGAACCTTGAGCATATAAATCTATGCGATGTGTATTAGCATCTTCAGAATATAAATATAATTTAAATGTATCTGTGGCGCAACCTTGATACGATGAAAGAGGTGCGACTACCCACAACGCAACAGGAAATTCAACTGCACTTTGTAATGTAAATTCTGTATCCATATTAATATTCTATATTTTCGTAAATCTTAGTAAGCGAAGAGACAGCTATCTTATTTTTAAAAAAGTCTTTATTATTTAGGAACAAATATTTAAAATATGCAAATGAGGTATTTTTTGTTACCAATTGTCTATCAATCGGGTATACAGGATTCCATGCTATCATTGATAATCCCGCATATTGAATTGAGATATTATCTTTTCGTCTCGTATAAAAATTCTTAATGCCAGGAACTGATAAAATCTTTGTTGTCAATAAACTGACATCTAACGTTTGTCCCAAAACTATATTGGTTCGGTCAAAATAATCTGTGAATATACTCACAACATCAAGTATTAATGAATTATTATCTTTACGTGAATTGGGATCTTTAACTATCAACAATTCTGTATTGTTAATGTCATCTACAGAAGCGTTAGTAGAACCATCCGCAGGAATACAAAGATCGATTGATACATATACAGGATCAATAATAATCACCTCTGATGTCAATACTTTCACACCCTTTAAAGAAGTAGTTATCAATTCCTTTTGCGCTGGTGAAAGTACTGATGTAGGGTTCTTTGTACCTGGAATTGTCTTTGGAACCACAGTCATATATATGTTATTAAAATTGCAAGCATCCGCAAAATTTAACTGATTATATAATATATTTGATATGTCATTAGGATTTCGTAAACCTATATCATCATAATAATATTTCATTTGTTCGGTAAGATATGTCCAATTATTAACTACTCGAATATCATGAATAATGTTCGCAAAATTAGTCTTAATATAATTTGCATGGTCGGCTTCTGTAACTACCCTATATTGAGACCGAAATGCACCTGGTGCATTTGCTCTAATCGAATCGATATCTTCTTCTTCCTGATAATACGTTGAATTATTCGTATTTGTAACGGAGAGATTATTTGCAATATCAGTGGTGATGTATGTATATTTATTTCCTTCTTTCTCATTCAAATCAGTAAAAATATTATTAAGTGTACTACTTGACATTATTTTAAATGGCTGATTTGATATACCACCAATATTAATTTCACCATCAGTACCCATTGTTTGAAGATAATATATAGCAACGATATCTCCACTCCGTAATTGCTTACCGTTAATATCATTACCAAATTTTATTTCATAGCGTCGATTCTCATTGAATCTAATTTCATATGATCTATTGGCACCATTCTCTAAATATAATGCAGGAACGCGATTCCATTTATGCCACGAAGACGTTGATAATTCATAAACGTAAACATCAATATTAAAATGATCCACCATAATATCATCGCCTGGTGCAAAAAATATCACTTCATTTGTATTGCCGGTTGCCTGGTAAATTGGATGTTCAATAAATGTTCCTTGATACATTAATTTCTGGGATACCATTTCATCAAACGATTCTTGGATATTTGTTAATTTAGATATAACAATATCTTCGTTAATTGAATAATTTATACTACCGTTCGAAACATACGAATATCGTGGAATTGTATATAACCCTGTTGGTATGTATTCGGATCCCGAAAGGCCAAAAGTTGTAGTTGGTGTTTGTTTGCCGATTGGCTTATAGTCTAACGCCTTAACAATGCGATTCATATTTTCATAAATTTGTGCTTCTGAGAACATATCTTCGGTAGATGTACGATTTAAATAATACATCAGGCCATGAAACACATATGATATGATTTCATTTATCGTAGAAATATACGATCCCTCGTAATTCTGATCTGTGAATATTTTATTATCATTTAACCTGTCCTTTATGAATTGCTTCATTGTTAGAGCATCAAATGTAAGATATCCATCTTTCGGTATTGTAAATTGTGTTATATTATTCATATTATATTACTGTAAATCCGTGGCGATTTAATGCTGCCGTCAAATTAAATTTTTCGTTGGTTTGTAAAAAGGGCACTTCCATAGTTAATGCAATTTCATATCGATATTCATCTATATATGCATCAACACCTATATTTATGATGACAACCCTTGGTTCCCACTGTTCAATCGATCTTTTAATGGTTCGTCCTATAAATCTTGCATTTGATT